ATGTATTGAAAGAATATAACTATTGGGAGCCTGATGGCATCATCGTTGAAAAGAAAGCGACAGGTTCACCTCTAATATATGAGCTAAGAAGCATGGGAATTCCTGTGCAAGAGTTCACGCCTAGCAAGGGCAACGATAAATTTACCCGTTTGAACGCAGTCTCGGATATGATTGCATCTGGGAAAGTATGGGTTCCCAATACAAGATGGGCAGAAGAACTCGTGGATGAGATCGCCGCGTTTCCATCGGGCGAACATGACGACTTGGTTGACGCCACTACACTTGCACTGATGCGGTTTAGGCTTGGTGGGTTTTTGCGTTTACCTTCTGATGAACCCGAAGAAATCAAATGGTTTAGAAGTCGCCGCGCTGAGCGGTATTACACAGTGTAAGGACACGTCATGGCTATTGACAAAGCTCTCTATCAAGCCCCCCTAGGTTTAGGTGGCATGCAGGACAACGCAGTTGAAATTGAAATCGAAGCTGAGGATGTTAACCAAACACCCAATGGAGATTTTGATGTTGATCTGGAGCCACAAAAAGATCCCGATCCCATGTTTGATGCGAACTTAGCCGACTACTTGCCTGATAATTATTTACAGTCATTGGCACATGAGTTGATTGATGACTTTGATAAAGACAACAATGATCGCAAAGATTGGATACAGACTTATATTGATGGCCTGAAGTTACTGGGCTTGAAGTATGAGGAGAGAACAGAACCTTGGAACGGTGCATGCGGTATCTTCCACCCGATGCTCACTGAGTCAGTGGTGAGGTTCCAGTCAGAGGCGATCACAGAAACATTCCCAGCGATGGGTCCAGTCAAGACCCAGATCATTGGGGCGATTGACAAGTTAAAAGAAGAAGCCGCTGCTCGTGTTCGTGAGGACATGAACTATCAGTTGACCGAGGTGATGCAGGAGTATAGACCCGAGCATGAGAAACTTCTTTGGTCATTGCCACTGGCGGGTTCAGCGTTCAAGAAAGTTTACTATGATCCTAGCAAGGGTAGACAAGTAGCAGTCTTCGTCCCTGCTGAAGACATCGTGGTGCCATACGGTGCGAGTAATCTAGAGTCTGCCGAGCGTGTGACGCATGTGATGCGCAAGACAAAGAATGATATTAGGAAACTACAAGAAGCTGGGTTCTACAGCGACGTTGACTTGGGCGAACCCTCACATGAGTTAGACGACATTGAGAAGCAGAAGGCGATGGAGCAGGGCATGACTGCGATCCAAGACAATCGCTACAGACTTCTGGAGATGAGTGTCAACCTCGACCTGCCCGGTCATGAGCATAAAAATAAAAAAGGTGAGTTCACAGATATTGCCCTGCCATACATTGTGACCATCGAGAAGGGGTCAGCTAAAGTATTGGCGATACGAAGGAATTGGTACGAGGAAGATGAGCTGCACATGAAGCGCCATCACTTTGTCCACTACCAGTATATTCCCGGCTTTGGGTTCTATGGCTATGGCCTCATCCACCTGATTGGTGGATATGCGAAATCAGCAACGATGATTCAGCGTCAGTTGATTGATGCAGGTACATTGTCTAACTTGCCCGGTGGTTTGAAGTCCCGTGGTCTTCGTGTCAAGGGCGACGATACACCGATCGCTCCCGGAGAATTCAGGGATGTGGACGTACCCAGTGGTTCAATCAGGGACAACATCCTGCCTCTGCCATACAAAGAACCAAGCCAAGTTCTATTCACACTTTTACAGAGCATCATCCAAGAGGGCAAAGCGTTTGCGTCTTCTGGAGATATGAACGTCTCTGATATGTCTAGCCAAGCACCAGTAGGTACAACGCTAGCTCTGTTGGAGCGCACGCTCAAAGTGATGACGGCGGTTCAAGCTAGGTTGCACTTTGCGATGAAACAAGAGTTCAAGCTGCTCAAAGTTATTATTGCGGACTACACACCTGAAGAGTATTCATACACGCCTGAAGAGGGCACGCGCACAGCGAAGAAAGAAGACTACGATTCAGTGGACGTGATCCCTGTATCCGACCCGAACGCAGCGACGATGGCGCAGAAGATTGTGCAGTATCAAGCGGTGTTGCAGCTTGCTCAGTCAGCTCCTCAGTTGTACAACTTGCCCTTGCTCCATAGACAGATGATTGAAGTCTTGGGTATCAAGAATGCAGCCAAGCTCGTGCCTGTTGAAGATGATCAGATGCCGACCGATCCGGTGCAAGAGAATCAGAACTTCTTAACGGGTAAGCCCAACAAGGCGTTCATCGAGCAGAACCATCAAGCGCACATCACGGTTCACCAAGCGATGATGCAGGACCCCATGATGATGCAGATGATTGGGCAGAACCCACAAGCGCAGGCAATCCAAGCAGCGATGCTGGCTCATATTAACGAGCACTTGGCGTTTGCATACAGACAGAAGATTGAGCAGCAGATTGGCCTACAGTTGCCTACAAACGACCAGACAAAAGCCATGAAGCCAGAGATGGCAGATCAGGTGGCTCAGTTGGCAGCGCAAGCAGCGCAGCAGTTGCTCCAGCAGCACCAAGCGACAGCGGCCCAACAACAGGCTCAACAACAGGCGCAGGATCCGATCATTCAGATGCAGCAGCAAGAGTTGCAGATCAAACAACAGCAGTTGCAGCTACAAGCGCAGAAGCAGCAAGCCGAGGCACAGGCCAAAGCTCAGCAGTTGATGATCGAGCAAGCTCGCATCGAAGCGCAGAAAGAAATCGCGGCCATGCAGGTGGGTGCCACCGCCGCCGCAGCCAGAGACAAACTCAAACAGCAGACACGACTCGACTCTACCAAGATGGGTGTGGACATTGGCAAGCACAAAGCCCAGATCAGACAACAGCGTGATCAAAGCATGAGACAGCAGCAGAAAGATGTGGCTGACCACATGCTCAAGCTAAAAGAGCTGGCAGCGATGCCCCACCTACAACCCACACCACCTGAAGGAGAGTAATGGACGCTGATAGAGTTTTACACCACCTACTGCGAGAGCTTGACAAGATCGCGGTAGAGCAACAGAGGTTTTTAGGAAGCGGCTCAGCAAAAGACTTTGCTGAATACCGTTACGTCTGCGGGACTATCCGGGGTCTAGGCCATGCAGAAATTCTTGTCAGAGACCTCGTGCAACGACTGGAGATAGACGATGAGTGAATTTGATGTAAGCGCTGTGGACCTTTCTGGCATCCTCAATACGAGTGCAGAACAGAAAGCGAAACAGATTCCAGACCCCAAGGGTTACATGCTATTAACTGTAGTCCCCGAAGCAATGGAAGAGTATGCAGACAGTGAAGTGGGTATCGTTAAATCTAGCCAAGAAGTTTGGAAAGAAGAGATGCTAACCCCTGTGTTGTTTGTCATCAAGATGGGCCCAGAAGCCTATTCAGATACAGCAAGGTTCCCCAGTGGACCACGTTGTAAGACTGGCGATTTCGTTATCGTCCGACCCAATTCAGGCACCCGCTTGAAAATTCACGGCAGAGAATTTAGGCTCATCAACGATGACCAAGTAGATGCCGTTGTGGAAGATCCGCGCGGAATTACCCGTGCTGCTTAAGGAGTAAAGAATGGCAGATCAAGACTTTAAATTTCCCGATGAAAAACAGCCAGACGCAGCTAAGAAAGTTGATGCTGAAGACGATTTTTCTTTTGAAATAGAAGACGATACACCCGCTGAGGACAGAGGACGCAAGCCAATGGCTGAGCCTCCAGAAGACCCATCGGATGATGAATTGTCCTCTTATGACGAGAAAGTGCAAGCCCGTATTAAGAAATTTACTAGGGGTTATCACGATGAACGCCGTGCCAAAGAAGAGGCATTGCGTGAGCGCGAGGCGGCTGAAGCCTATGCTAGACAAGTCATTGAGGAGAATAAACGTCTCCAACAACAGCTCTCTCAAGGCTCTCAGATCATTATTGATCAGAACAAACACTCTGCGGAAGCTCTTTTGGCCATGGCTAAAAAGAAATACAAAGAGGCTTATGAGTCTGGAGACGCCGATAGTTTGGTCGATGCGCAAGCAGAAATTGCTAACGCGATGTTGCAAATTGACAAGGCTAGAAATTTAAGGCCTTTACAAGTTGAAGAAAAAGTAGTACAAACACCACAACGTGTTCAACAAGTGCAACCGCAAACCACCGAGCGTGACGCAGAGTGGCAAGCGGAAAATCCTTGGTTTGGTAAAGACGATGAAATGACAAGCTCCGCTCTCGGGTTACACCGAAAGCTGCTTAAGGAGCATGGCGACGATTTCGTTGGATCCAAAGAATACTACAGAATAGTTGACGCTACAATGCGTAAACGATTTCCTGAGAATTTTGAAACCTCTCAGAGCGATGAACCGGCAGAGGAGAAACCTCAAAGCCGTGCACAAAAACCCGCTAATGTTGTAGCTCCCGCTACACGTAGCACACCACCTAACCGTATACGGTTGAAGGCATCTGAAGCTGCGATTGCACGCAGACTTGGGGTTCCTTTGGAGCTATATGCGAAACAGGTTGCACAACTTAGAAATGGAGAATGAAAATGACAGCTACACAAAACAGACTCGCTCGTGAATTGGATGACAGAATTGCCGCTGGTAGACCCACTAGTTGGCAAAATCCGGACAGTCTACCCATGCCAAATGAGCGGCCCGGTTGGAAGCATCGTTACATTCGTATTAGCATGATGGGCACGTCCGATCCTTCTAATATTTCCTCTAAGTTGCGTGAAGGATATGAACCCTGCAAAGCAGAAGAGTATCCTGAGTTAATGCTGCACGCCACTACCGAAGGTCGCTTTAAAGGCAACATCGAAATTGGCGGTTTGTTATTGTGCCGAATCCCAGAAGAATTTCTGAAGCAGCGAGCCGCGTTCTACAACAATCAGAACAAAGCTCAAATGGAATCGGTAGACAATACGTTTATGAAAGACAGCGATCCTAGAATGCCTCTCTTTGCGGAGAAGCGATCGAAGGTCACATTTGGTTCTGGTTCTTAATTTTTAAGGAAACAAAATGGCTTATCCAACAGTCTCGGCCCCTTACGGCCTAAAGCCTGTTAACTTGATCGGTGGTCGTGTGTATGCGGGTTCTACTCGCATGTTCCCCATTGTGAATGGTTACAGCACAAGCTTGTACAACGGTGACGTTGTTCAAATCGGTACCGGTGCAAACATCGGTAACTTGGTAGCTTCAACCTTGGCATACAACGCTTCTTCAGCAGTAGCTGGAACAATCGGTGTGTTCGTTGGTTGCGAGTACTCTACAACTGGCGGCCCAATTTACGGTAAAAACCGTTTCCAATATTGGCAAGCTAGCACATCTGCTCCTGACGCCCTTGGCTATGTAGTTGATGATCCTCAAGCTGTTTTCAAATCAGCCGTGGTCGTTAACCCAGCCGGTACAGGTGGTAGCACTACTATTGCTTAC